TAAATATTAAACGCAGGCGCAGTTGTTTGAATTGTAAACAAATATTTTTTACGCAGGAAATATTGTTTCAGGAAGACAAGCCAAAAGTGGAACCAAAAGAAATAAAAGATTCCAGAACACAAAAGGCTGTTGGACGTTCTGACATGAATGATATCTGGGCGGATCTTACTGACAGTAATTTTACATTAAGAGAATTGGGAATAAAAGATGACAATTGATCAGATAGGTGATGGATCCTTTCAAAAGCGCTTAAATAACAATCAATGTCCAAGGTGTTTATGCAAACTAAAAGACATGGGCAGATACCGTAAATGTGATGTGTGTAATTTAATAATTAATGGGGCGAGAGATGATAGTAGAAAAAGACATAGCACCACCAAAGAAAAGTAGTTTTTATGAAAAGCTGCTGGATAAAATGGAAATCGGACACAGTGTGTTTGTTACTAAAGACCAATACGAACCCCTGCGTTACCGCTTTAGAAAAAGGAAATGGCCAATGATGGTCAGATCTAAAACTGTTGATGGTGTAGTTGGGTACAGAATATGGCGAATATAAAAAAATTTATTTTATGGGTTGACAGAAAATGAAAGACGATATTAAAATCTTCTCAACAAACACAGACTGTACAGAAGTAAAGCTAGCTTTACAGCAAAGTTTACAGAAAAGTATACAAGCTTTACAGTCTAATCCTAAAAATAATATTGTAAAAGAAAAGACAGACTGTACAGCTAACTATACAGTAAAGTCTACCTTGGCTAACCTTGGCAAGATTACAAATTACCATTACAAAAAAGCTATACAAAAACGCAAAGAAGATGAAGTTCAATGGCGTGAAATAAAAGTTGTAAAAAAATTGCGTATGACTTACAGCATAAGTGATTATAAAGATTTCTTTAATGCTTATTGCAGAGCATCATCGTTTGAACGCAGAGATGTTATTGATAATTTGTTTAAGAAGCTTGGCCTATGATGGATGTAGTACAGCTTAATGATTTGTTCTTTGAAGCAGCAGAAACAGACAGACGATTACCGCCAGCCATTCGTAAACAGAAATTGACAGCATGGCCTGAGTACCCAGTAGATTGGCATGGGTATGGTTGGACGCAACAAGGTGAAACATTAACCAAAGCAACAGCAGAACAGATTAGTCGGTTTGACCTGGCATTACAGTATTGTTTGCAAATGCCTTTGGAAGATAGACGGTTAGTCTGGGCAATTGCACATAGTGCAGCGTATCGTTACCGTGGGGCGCAGTGGACGAAGATTGGACGCCTAATGGGTTTTAAAGATAAGCGCATTGTTAAAAGAAAATATGAGGAAGCATTGGTTAAATTGTATTATAAATTGAAAAATGATTTCCCAAATGCACCTAAATAATGTATGTTTTCTTTAAGATTGCACTACATATAGTGTAATACATATTTCCTCCCAAGAAATATAATTGGTAACTGGCAGATCAGCTTAAACCCTTTCTAACTAATAATACGACTATAAAAGCTGGTCTGTCTTTTTTTTGCAGGCATTATGAAAAAAGTAACAAAGAAAATAATGGAAGAGATTAGCAATCGTTTAGCCAATGGTGATAGTTTGGTTAAGATTTGTAAGTCAGAAGATATGCCTTCATACAGAACTGTAACAAGAGCAGTACAAGGTGATGAAGAGATGTGGGATTTATATCGTAGAGGGCGTGTCTTACAAGCTGAGTATTTTTCAGATCATATAAATGATTTAGCAACAGAACCTTTGCCAACTGGTGAAGAAGTAGATAATCGTATTTTAAATGCAGAGGTACAGCGTAGACGATTAGAGATTGATACGTTGAAATGGACGCTGGCAAGAATTCAGCCGTATGGTTTAAGAGATAAGAAAGAAGATGCCAATGCTAACATGGGTAGCATTACATTGTCATGGGCAAATGGTGAAGTAACAGCTAATGGATCTTAGTGACAAAGAACAGAACCTTATTAAGTATCATAGGGAAGTATTAGCTAATAAAGATCACATGATTGAAGATGGTGCATTAACTTCTATTTACATTGTTGGTGTGACCAATCCTGCTAATGGCAGAATATACAATGTTCCAGGATACTTTGACGGTAAGATACAGTCAGACAAAAATGCAGCAGACAGAGCAAACAGCATTGGTTGGGATAAGTTTCCTAGCTATGAAAGTGGTGAGCAAGCAGACAGAGCAGCAGAAAAGCTTCATAAGATTATTGAGCAGGATGGCGTAGAGTTTATGTCATTGTTAACACAATCCAGAGGAGTAGAGAATGGGCAGGGGCAGACCGAAGAAGAACAAGGACAGTTCAGACGATCTGAAGAAAGCTATAATTCAGGGCAAGATATTGAAGAAGACCAAGAGCAGATCTCTCAGCTTCTTCCAATGGTTAAATAAAGTTTTAGGAATAAAGAAAGGTTTTGGTAGTGATGTACGGTAAGCCAATTAAAAAGACAAAGAAATCCAAGAAAAAGAAGAAAGGTAAGTAATGTCACTTTATAAAAATATTCATGCTAAGAGAAAAAGAATAGCAGCAGGCAGTAAAGAGAAGATGCGTAAACCAGGATCTAAAGGCGCACCAACAGCTAAGAATTTTAAAGCAGCAGCTAAGACTGCCAAGAAGAGATGAGAGACTACAAACAAGAGTACAGTAGTTATCATGGTAAGCCTGACCAAGTTAAGCGTAGGTCTAGTCGTAACAAAGCTAGACGTAAGATGTCAGCGTTGGGTAGAGTCAGCCGTGGTGATGGCAAGGATGTCGATCATCGCGATGGCAACCCAATGAACAATGGTAGTGGTAATCTGAGTGTGCTGAGTAAGAGCAGGAATAGGAGTAAGAAGTAAAGGGTAATGTATATATATAACATCCTGTCTGACACAGCTACGCGCGCAAGGCAGGCACCCCTCGACAAAATATTTTTGACCGCCTTCATAGTTCGGTAACCATTTGGTCTAAGGTCTTTGTGTATCAATAGGTTGGCTGGATTTAAATTAATATTGTACCCAAAGTGTACCCAAAACAGAGTGCTAAATTCCTACGCGCACCCCATACCACCCCCAAAGTTGGGCGCAGGATGTAGTATCGATATATAGCCTTTATAGGAGTGTCTTACACACATGCAGATTGTCATTCCATACAATCCAAGAAGATTGCAAGCAGAGTTGCATTCAAACTTGGACGCTCACAGATGGGCGGTCGTTGTATGCCATCGTAGAATGGGCAAGACGGTTATGGCCGTTAACCATTTATTGAGGGCAGCAATACTGTGTGAAAAGCCTAGTCCAAGGTATGCTTATTTGGCGCCAACGTATAGGCAGGCAAAGAGTGTTGCCTGGGATTATTTAAAGCAGTTTGCTGGCGCTATACCGAACGTGAAGTTCCATGAAACTGAATTGCGGTGTGATTTACCTAATGGCGCTAGAATTAGTTTGTTAGGTGCTGAGAATCCAGATTCCTTGAGAGGGATTTATTTGGATGGATGTTTTATGGATGAGGTTGCTGATATGCCTGAGAGCGTTTTTCCTGAAGTGATCAGGCCAGCGTTATCAGATAGGGGCGGTTTCTGTTATTTTGTAGGAACCCCTAAAGGCCAAAATATGTTTTTCGAATTATATGAGCAGGCGCTTCAGAGTGATGAATGGTTAACAGCTATTCACAAAGCGAGTGAAACAAAGATTGTAGCTGCGGATGAATTGGAAAGCGCAGCGCAGACAATGACGGTGGACCAGTATGCGCAGGAATATGAGTGTAGTTGGGTTGCCAATGTACCAGGGAGTATCTTTGGAAAAGAAATGGAAGCGGCGATGGAGAGTGGCCGTATTTGTAATGTTCCTTATGATCCTACCAGCAGGGTTGATACCTTTTGGGATTTAGGTGTTGGTGATTCTACCGCGATTGTGTTTACGCAGTCTGTTGGAAGGGCGGTTCATGTTATTGATTGTTATGAAGCAAGGGGCGAAGGTTTGCCACATTATGTAAATGTTCTTCAAAAAAAGGATTATTTATATGGTGATCATTTTGCACCGCATGACATTGAAGTCAGAGAACTAGGCACTGGCAAATCCAGAAGGGAAATTGCTTGGGATCTAGGATTAAATTTTAGAGTTGTTCCTAAGTTACCTTTAGAGGATGGTATTCATGCTGCACAGATGCTTATTCCACGCGCGTGGTTTGACGCAGAGAAATGTAAGTTATTGCTCAACGCGCTTAGACAGTACCATAGGGCATATAATGAAAAGAATAGGGCGTTTCGTTCATCACCAGTGCATGATTGGTCTTCACATTTTGCGGATGCATGGCGGTATTGTTCGATTGGTATTCAGGAAGTTAAGAGTGATGGCAGGCCGCCGCAATTAATGGCCAATAATAATTATAACCCTTTTGATCAGTTAGGAGTTTCATAATGGGATTTTTAAAAGCACCAGCGCCACCAGCGCCAGTACAACAGACAGCGCCAGTACAACCAGACCCAGTTATTACACCATCTGCTGTAAAAGAAACAAAGAATGTTACTAAAGGAACAGCGGTTAAAAAAGGACAATCAGCAGCACTTGTTACTGGTGGTCAGGGATTAATGACAGAAGCGCCAACACAAGTTCCGACTTTGTTAGGGCAAAATAAGGTATCATATTAATGGCAGATGATAAAAGGGCAGCTTTATTATTAAAGCGGTTCCAATCACTACAGACGCAGCGTTCAAACTGGGAAAGTCATTGGCAGGATATAGCTGACTTTATTGTGCCTAGGAAGGCTGACATCACCAAGAAAAGAACTGGTGGAGATAAACGCACCGAATTAATTTTTGATGGTACTGCAATCCATGCTGCTGAATTAATGGCAGCATCACTGCATGGAATGTTAACCAATGCATCAACACCGTGGTTTCATTTACGGTTCACAAATGAGGAGTTTGAAAGCGATGACTCAGCTAAAGAATGGTTACAATCAGCAACCGATGTAATGTATCAGGAGATACATCGGTCTAATTTCCATGAAGCCATCCATGAACTCTATTCTGACTTGGTTACTTTTGGCACTGCTGTTATGTTTGTTGACGCAGATAATCCAGCCAAAGGTACAAATTTTTCAAGTACATTGCGATACAGCACACGCCACATTGCAGAATGTTATCTGTCAGAAGACGAGCAGGGGCGCGTTGATACTATATATCGAGAATTTAAATTAAGTGCCAGATCTGTTGTAAAGCAATTTGGTGAAGAAAATATCGGAAAAAATATTGCAAAAATATTTAAAGAGGATCCGCATGAATTAATTACGCTGTTGCATATTGTTATGCCTAGAGATGAACGCGACAAGTTGAAAATTGATGCAAAGAATAAACCGATCGCTAGTTTATATATGGATCCAGAAGATAAAATAATATTATCCGAAGGTGGTTATGACGAAAACCCATATTTATGCCCCAGATATTTAAAAGCATCTTTTGAGCAGGGTTATGGAAGATCTCCTGCGATGAACAGCCTTTCAGATTGTAAAATGTTGAATAAAATGTCTGAAGTAACAATCAGGGCAGCACAATTACATATTCATCCGCCGTTAATGGTTCCAGATGATGGGTTCCATTTGCCAGTAAGAACGATTCCTGGTGGTCTTAACTTCTACAGAAGTGGAACTCGTGACCGTATAGAACCACTCAATATCGGTGGTAACAATCCAGTTGGTCAGGAAATGCTTGAACAGCGAAGGCAGGCCATTCGTGCAGCGTTTTATGTCGATCAGTTGATT